GTGCTGGAACTCATAGCCTTATTATAGATAAGGTAATAGTACAGGAAACTGTAGGTCAAGATATATACACAGGAACAGTAGCAGGATGGAATATAACCGATACAGCTATATACTCAGGTAATGCACCAGATTCAGATGGATATGCAGAAGCAGGAGGACTTACACTTTCATCTGGGGGTAGTATTCACTCTAAACAATTTTATATTGACTCTACAGGTAATGCAAACTTTAGAGGTACAGTGTCGGGTTCAGCAATTGTAGGGGGAACATTAACTGGAGGTGCTATAACTGGAGGATCTATAACTGGAGGATCTATTAGCGGTGGTACTATATCCGGAGGTACTATATCCGGAGGTACAGTAACAGGTGCAACTATAAATGTACCTAACTCTTCTGATCCACTTTTCCAAGTAAGTGATCAAGGTATAATGACCGCTACCGATGCAAACATTACCGGAGAGGTTACAGCAACATCCGGTCAAATAGGTAGTTGGGTTATTGACCCTACATCTTTAGGTGGATCCATTAAAGATTCGGATTCACGAATGGTATTAAATCCAACAGACAAGACCATATCCCTATATAACACATCAGGAGAATTAAAAGCAGTAGTAAAATCAGACGATGCATTAACAAGCCCAGGAACAGGTAATATATCGATAGGCTACCAGAATAAACCAGGGAGTACCTTAAATGCACCAAGTGGTATTGCTTCAAATTCATCAAACTCAAACTATAATTACGGTACATATACTTACTCAACCAGTGAAGGTAACTTTAATGTTACAGATACAGGGGAATATGAAATTAGTAGCTGGTTCGATAGTGGAACAATGCCTAGTATTGATCTAACCTCTAGATTAACCGGATTAGGGACTATAACTGTTGGAACAGGTAACCCTTACGGGGATGTAACACCTACTTACCCAATGGCAACCTACAGTTCTTAGGCAGGTCCAAAATATATATACCAGTACTTGTATCTATGTGTCGAAAGAGTATCCGATGGTTTAGAGATAGCAGAAATACAGATAGCATACGGATATGCAAGAAGTGGGTACGGAGTTACTAACTACTACCAAGCAACTGGATCCTCAAACACAGACTGGTCTTACGTGAGTGGGTACACAACATCTGCTTATAGTTATACAGGGACTGTAAGTAACAGTCCTTTTGCAAACGTAGATTTCCCAACCACAGGAGCCTATAGAGTTAGATACAAAACCAGAATGAGATCCTCAAGTGGATATAAAAACTATAAAGACGGATCTGATAATACAACCGTTACACAAACGTTCCATACTGTATCTGCATCTGCTTCATACGGTGTAGCGATAACCAATTTAGATCAATACTTCACTTTTCAAATGCCTTCTAACTTTATAGAATTATCTGGAGGAGGTTTTCAAGCTGTAACAAACTCAAGTCAGTACGTTAAAATAAAAAGATTTGCAGTAGGCGGTTCTGCTACTAACACAACTTTAGAAGTTAAAGGAGGAGTAACATCATTAGAACAAGAATTAGGAACACAACAAGCACTAAGAATTTCTAAAGGGTATTCAACTTTTAATGGTAAAATGGATTTAGGTATTTCCTGGAATGGTAATTATGCTAGCTACGGTACTTCTTACCCTAGATTTAGATCTGCCCCAGTACTATACCATACATATCTAGGCACAGGAGGATCAGAACAGAGCCCAGACTTTATTAACTGTATGACTAGAGCAAGTTTTATACTAAACCCAGGAAGTAGTACATCAAATAGGTACTACGCTTTACACCATAGGCAATTCAATACCCAAAGTGATCATCCAAACGCAGCACTTCTAAAACAAGCTTCAACTGATGTATATGATGAAACCGATATACAACAAGGCACAATAGTACTGATTTTTAATGCTAACCACGGCAGAACTGCATACATTGAAGGAATATCGGGAAGAGGTGACGACAACGGACACTACGGCCTAGGGGGAGGACACGCCGTATGGTTAATGTATAATAAAAATACACTGTATAACGGAACAAGCGTCAGAAATTATGAGGGTGGATGGATTCTAGTTGGACACGATGATGGCGGTATAAATTCATGGTAAAATATAAAAATAAAAAGATATGTTAGAATACAATTTGTATATGAAAATCTCAGGCTCTGTAAAAATATTTCCGTATGAAATACAGGAATATGTTCAACAAAAAGAACAGGAAACATCAGAGTATAGTCAAGTTACATATAACTTTGATAATGAGACCTTAGAAAATCTTGCAGATGCAAATATATACCCAGTTGAACTAACAAATAGTCCAATTCACGGTATAAACCAAGATGCAATTGAAGTCACACCTACTGAAAAGAGCGGATCAGTATACTTACAAAAATGGGAAGTTTACGATTTAACACAGCAAGAAATAGAAAACTCAATGCCAATATGGTGGGACGATGTAAGAGTTAAACGAGATAAATTACTCAGAGAGACAGATTATATGGCTAATAGTGATTATCCGATTACAGACCAATGGAAGTCGTATAGACAAGCTTTAAGAGATATTACAAACCAAAATCACCCACTTGAAGTGAATTGGCCAACTAAACCAGAATAATATGACAGAATTTACGTTAAAAGTAGAAGACACTCAAGGAACAGTTTTAGAACAATCAATAACTAATGAAAAATCATACGATGATTTTACTTTACAAGAAGATATAGATAAGTATATACATGAATACATAACAACTTTCGCAAAGCAGAACTCAGATAAAGGAGTACAAGTAAGGAAACTACAATTAATACACTCAGACGGACATACTGTAAGAGAACTAATAAAAAATTTAGAATAAGTTGATTATCTGTAAGATAGTTCGTAAATTAAAAAACAATGGTTACACCCTTAGAATGGACCGATAAAGGTCAAATTATTAAAGAGATATCTGATATGCCGGAAGGCACGTATGGGTTTATATATGAAACTTTACATATACCTACGAATAAAAAGTACATAGGTAAAAAAGTTCTATACTTCGAACGTAATAAGAGATTAGGTAAAAGAGCTTTAGAGGCTTTAAGAGAAGAAAGAAAAGCAAAAGGTATAGGAGGAAGAACACCTTTAAAACAAAAAATAATAACAGAATCAGACTGGAAAACATATTACGGATCACATAAAGATATACTAAAGTATGTTAAAGAAGGTCAACCAACAGATTTCGAACGTACAATATTATGTTACGTACCTAATAAAAAGCTTCTGACGTATTTTGAATGTAAATACCTATTTATAAATGAAGTACTAGAGAACAAAGAAGGGTATATTAACGATAATGTACTCGGTAAGTTTTATAGAAAAGACTTTGATATATGAAACTAAGAGACATATTGCTAAAAGAGAATAATAAATCTTGCCCCGCAGCAACCCAAGATTTAATGCTCAATACAAAAAATAGAGATGCTTCAATAAAAGCAACTCATATACAGTATGGTCCATTAAACGTAAGCGAACCAGGTTCATACTGGAAGGATATAGCAAAATACTGGAACACTACAGAAGAAGCAGCAAAAGGAACTAACTGTAGCAACTGTGTTGCATTTGATATATCTCCTAGAATGGAAGAATGCATGCCAGGTGTAACATCTGATGAAGACGGAAAACTAGGGTACTGCTGGATGCATCATTTTAAATGTCATTCTGCAAGAAGCTGTAGAACATGGGCAAAAGGAGGTCCAATAGAAAAAGATAAAATCTCCCTAGACTGGCAAGAAAGAAATAAAAAGTAAATTATGATACAGATAAAAGATTTATTAGGACTCCCTTCTTTAAGGTACCATATAGACAATAACCTCACCTTACATGAGAATGTCTACCGATACTCTAGCGATAGCTTTATACAATTATTTGCTGAAGCAAGAGATGCTCATAGAGACGGTAAAATTCAACTTAACGAAGAAGACTTAAAGTTAATAGAAACAACAGATATTGGTCTATATGGATTATTTGAAGGAACAAAAGTACCTTTAGATTTACCTATGATAGAAGAATCTAAATATGAAAAAGAAGAAACTACTCAACAAACAATTGATAGATTAAAAGCAAGATTAGACGATCCAAATGATGGAATGAATGTGCCTTTTATAGTTCAAAAAATAAAAGATCTAGAAAAATCAATAGAAGAAGCTAAATACAAAGGCAAAGATGTTCCTTTAAATAAACCAAAAAGAGGAGGTTCTAAAAAGTTCTTTGTTTATACTAAAAATAAAAAAGGAAACGTTGTTAAAGTATCTTTTGGAGGTACAACAGGATTAAGCGTTAAGATTAAAGAACCGGGAGCAAGAGCTTCATTTGCAGCAAGACATAAATGTGCTACAAAGAAAGATAAAACAAAACCAGGATACTGGGCTTGTAATGTAGGTCGCTATTGGAAATCATTAGGAGGAGCAAAGAACTTCTCAGG